CTGCCTAAGAAGAAGCTAGAAGAATGGACGTTGCTGGAGCCTGAAGCATACTGTCAAGGTGAGATGCTGCGCAATTACCATCGTAACAAGATGATGGTTGACCTCGATTGTATTCCTGATGAACTTCAGAAACAGATCGTGGAAACTTTTGCTACATATAATCGTAATCCTCGCAGCAACATCTTCAACTATTTCATCGAACATCGTCTGCGTCAGCTGACGGAAGCTATCTCGGAGTTTTGATATGACACCAATTCAATGCTTGCAACTTATCCTAACCTTGGTCGTGACTGGCGTTTGCACTGCTGTTTTCGGTATTGTGTTTCGAAGTGAGATTGCGACTAACAAATGGCTTATGTGGGCTGGTCGTTCGCTTCTGGCGTTTCATGCTATTGCGCTTCCTGTTGTCATGATCCTTTTGATCTGGAGCGTCTAATGACTCATTACCGCGAATCATGGATTGATCTTCACTTTGGTAAGACGATGATTGCCATAATTGGTGTAATCATGCTATTGGGTTATATGATTGTTGCATCACAATCAGAACGTGCGACATTTCATTACAAGCAATGCTTGGATGATGGTAAGAAAGAGTATGAGTGCTACGCCATTGTTTACAATGGAGGTCGTCGATGAACCGTCGTGGTGTTCTTGGTATGCTTGGTATCGGCGCAGCTGCTGGTCCTTCTCTCGTGAAACAATATGCTGCTGATGCTGTGCCTTCGACTGGCGGTTATAACTTTGCTGATAAAGCCGAACTGGTTCAATGGAATCCTGTCGAGGCGCTGGCGGAAGCAAAAAAAGATTATGAAGCCATTACGTTAGATCCAGAAGCATGGATTGCAGATTTTGTTTCGCGCGAATGGAGAGAGTATATGGATGGATATACTTCACATCGTATAGAAACGATCGATCCAGATATTCGTAACATGAAGTCTTTGTCGGAATCAGCTAAGATGCGAATGTATTTTGAACGTAAGGCTAAACGCAAGCAAGCGCAATATGCTGAATCAGCTTTAGGCAGAGTTCAAGAGTGGATGAAGAAGGTAGGAACGTGATTATCGTTCCAGACTTAGACTATCACAACAGGGAGTATGACAGAATTATGATTGATCTAGAAAAGTATGCCACGTTCGTTCGCGCTGTTACCAGCGAGCAGAGCAAGAATGTTGAGAAGTTCTACGATAGTCTGATGGACGTTCACATGCGCGCGAACGCTCCGCTCCTTCTGACTGCTATGATCGGTCTGACAAGCGAAGCTGGTGAAGCTCAGGAAATCGTCAAGAAGTGTTTGTTCCAAGGTAAGCCATTCACTCCTGAAACGGAAGAGCATCTCAAGAAAGAACTTGGCGATGTGATTTGGTATTGGATCAACGCATGTAACGCTCTTGATCTTGATCCGAACGAAGTGATTGCTGCGAATGTAGCAAAGCTCGAAGCTCGTTATCCTGGCGGAACGTTTGATCCGTTCTATTCCAACAATCGTAAAGAAGGCGATATCTAATGTCCAAGCTCGTAGTAGTCGATGTTCTTTCGTCGTTTCGTATGCGTTATGTCGTGCGAGCAAAGAACGCAGAAGACGCGCTCGACGAAGTTGTAATGCGCGAAACTGATACGACGTTCAAAGAGTTCAGTCAGAAGCACATTGATCCTACTGGTATCATCGACTATCGCGAGATTTCAGAAGAAGAGTATCTGAAGATGTTTGATCAGGATAATGATTATCTCGCTAGTTGGACTGAAGAGCAGAAAAAATCGTTTATAAATGTTATTGACTACTACGAACCTAAGGAGATGAGTGACGATGGCGCTTGATACTAGTAAATGTATGGCAAACCTGATTGCCAAGATTGAAGCACAGACAACCAAGGAACGTCAAGTTGACTTCCTGAAGCTGTATAGCTCTTATGCGCTGAAGGCGGTCCTTGGTTATGGTATGGATCCAGGCGTGAAGTGGTTGCTTCCTGCTGGTGATCCACCATATCGTCCTCTGTTCGACGCAGCTGATCAAGAAGGTCGTTTCTACGTTGAATGCAAGAAGCTGATCTACTTTGTAGATAGCCCTGAAGGGCGTGAAGTAAATCCGCTCAAGCGCGAACAGCTGTTCATTCAGGTTCTTGAATCTGTTGATCCTCGTGACGCCAAACTGCTTCTTCGCATGAAGAACCGTCAGATCAAAATTATGCCAGAAGCAATCGCGGAAGCATTCCCTAATCTATGGGAAGCATGGGGTCGACAAGTAGCAACTCCAATCACTCCGCCAGCTCCAATCGTGCAGGAGGTTGATGTTGACAACTCAACCTTTCTCGAGTATAATGAAACTCAAGTTCCTGTCAAGCGTGGCAGGGGTCGCCCGAAAGGTTCTACGAAGAAGGCTGTAGCATGAACACTGCGTTTATCATTGGCAACGGAACAAGCCGTAAAGGCTTTGAATTGACTAAACTCAAACCATATGGAACAATCTATGGATGTAATGCGCTTTATCGTGATTACTTTGATAACTCTATTCCTGACTTCCTCGTTGCTATTGATGACGGTATTATTACAGAAATAGAAGGAAGCGACTTCCCCTCTAAGCGTTTCATCGTTCCGCCTATGGACGAACGTTGGGAACCAGCTGAGTGTAACATTGGACGTCCTCGTAGCAACGCTGGTATCAATGCCATGCGCGAAGCTATCAAGATGGAATACAATCAGCTGATCTGTCTTGGTTTTGACTTTCTGATTCAGGACGACAAGCAGCTTCTTTCTAACGTGTATGACGGAACTCCAAACTACGGTCCTTCCACACGTGCGAGCGCAGCTGACAATCCTGGTCGTGTGAACTATCTGCAATGGTTGGTTCGTAAGAATCCAGAAGTTGACTTCATTTTTATTTTCCCTAGTATCGAAAATGTGACTAAGATTTATGGGGAAAATGTGTTTTATAACACTTATGAAAATCTCCAAAAGCATACATAGAGACGAGGTTTTCATAGGAGGGTATTATGGTAAAAAAGATCTATCTAGAACATTCTAATCGCAACAAGATTGACCACGTTTTGGGTAAGTTCCTCGATCATGACTGCTATGATCTGGTTCTTACTGAAGACGCAGACGTTTATGAACCGCTCACTCCTCTTCAGATTATGATGGGTGAAGAGCATTCTGAAAAGAACATTCTGTGTAAGTTCCGCAAAGGCGTGTTCTCGAAAGAAATGACAGACGCAGCTTATACTGCTCTGCGCTCTGGCGCTGTTATGTCTGACAATCGTGGTATTGCAGCAGGCATGGATCGTGAAACTGAATTCCAACAGCTTCCTGATGGTCTTGGTTCTCGTCGTTGGGTTACAGAACGTCAGAAAGCAGTTCTTGAATATATGATGGCTCTTTCTCCTCCAGACGTTATCACTGGAGAGGATCAGTTGCAGTATATCTACGATTCTAATCCAAACGTTCCGCTCAAGAATAGAGGCACTGGTAAAGACGTTTGGCATATCAAAGAGCGTATCAAGAGTGGTGCCATCTGGATCGTAGAAAAGACTAAGAACTTCAACTTCGAAGACTGGTATGAATCCGTCAAGGATAAGAATCCTCAAGAACGTAAGATGGCTGCTGAACATGTGTTCAACGATCTAGTATCAGATACAACTTATGCCAACGGTGTTCGTTCTGGTGTCGGTGGATTCATGGATCGTTATCCGCGTATTCCGTTCTGTCGCGAAACTGGTTGGACTGCTAGCAATCATCAGCTCTATGAGGGTGCTATTCCTCTGTTCGAAGCAGCTGCTAAAGTCTATGAAGAAAACTTGCCAGTTCGTTTCGCTGGTCAGATGGAAGCTATGAACAAACTTGGTCCTGATTGGCAGATTGGTAAGACTCCTTACACAACACTGACTATCAATCGCGACTTCCGCACAGCAGCGCATCGTGACGTTGGTGACCTCTGTGAGTCATGGGAAACGCATGAAAATCCTAGAGGTTTCAGCAATCTTCTCGTTTTGGATAACGGCAAAGACTATGATGGTTTCTATCTGTGCTTCCCTGAGTTCCGCGTAGCAGCTGATATTCGTGCAGGGGATATGATCATGATGAATGCTCATCGTATCCATAGCAACTCTCCTGCCTTCAACTACGAAGAAGGTTTCGAGCGTATGTCAGTCGTGATGTATTTCCGTGAGTCTATGCTTGAATGCGGCTCTAAGAAGTATGAAGAAGCTCGTAAGAACTTCGTTTACATGCGCAGAAACAACAAAGAGCATGAGCTATGGCATGAAGGTTGGAATGGCGTCTCTCCAGGAATGTGGGACGGTGAAGAGTGGGGTCGTTATCTAGGTAACAACGGCTTGCTTGATGAAGCTGAAGAAGTTTTGGGTAAGCTGGGTCTTGGCAATGAAAACAGCACTCTTGTGTGAGCAGTGGAAACTTCCGTTCAATATCGAACTCAAAAACGAAAGTGACTCAGACTTACATTCTAGATCATACATTCATTATGTTTCTCAACATCTACCTCTAGTTGCTGCTAAGTGCTGGGCAACTAAGTGGATGTTGGAAGGAGTTCTCGACGCCAGCGAACGTTATAATGTTCGTGAGTATTTCGCTGGCGTTGGGATCATGAGCACGATCATTCGTGGTCTATACAATGTTGATCGCCATGTAGCTAGTGAAATTGATCAAGATTGCGTCAAGCAGCTTTCTTCTATGGGTCTTGAATCTAGACTCGAAGACGCAAAGGAAGCTATGCTGCTTGACGACAATAGTGACATGAAGTTCTTAGACCTTCCTAACTCCAGCGTTCTACAGATCACTACGAAATGGAACGATTGTTTCAACAAAGCGTTTCAATCAAAGCCAAAACTAGTCGCGTGGACTGACACATCCGTCACTTATCCTATCGCTGTTCATGGCGAAAAGTATTCCAAGATCTTCGGTGAGCAACTCACAGACAAGTATGATTATGTGAAGGCTTACTCAAAGTGGTTGTATTCTAATCATAGATATAGTATAATCAAAGCTGCATTTAGAGCTAAGAACGCAGTCTATTTCGTAGCCGTTCCTGGGCTACATGAAACTGAGTTCAAGCATTTTGATCTAGCAACTACAGCTAATGGTTTCTATTTCTTAGAAAAGGATACTGGTCCTCTTGACGCATTCACCTGATAAAATAGGTCGCTGGTCAGACCTAACCAATCAACCTGAAGTCAGTGATCTGCAAGCTGGTTTTGATTTCAGAAGCCCAATATACCGAAGAGAAGTTTTCCTTCGTTTCTATGAATACCATTTGAAGTATCGTTCGCATCCTGGTGCTGTTTACTTTGCGTTCCCGTGGTTATCGAATCACATGAACATGAACGAAGAAGATAAGCTCTGGATTGCTTTCATCAATGGTTGCTCGCAGAATATCGTCACGAGCTATTTCATATTCAAGAAGTTCCCATCGGTCAAAGATCTCAATGTAGATGAGCTAGATTCTTGGTGGAATGA